GAATACAAATTATTGGTGTAAAGGAACTTGTAAAAGCCTTTACAGAGATAGGGGAAACTAGAAAAAAGGCTAGAACCCAAATAAATAAAGCGTTGCAACCTGCTGCTAAGATAGCACAGAGAGCCGCTAAACAAAAATATAAATTAGCGAGTAAGCAAGAAGTGCCAGGTAAAAGATATAATCCTAATACTCGTAAAACTATAATAGGAAGAACTTTAGCAGATTCAATACAAGTAATTACTGCTACAAAGTCAAGAGAGCCAGGATTACTTGTAGGACCAAGAGTTAAAGGTCGCTTTAAAAGTGCTAACTGGAGTAAGAATGGTGCAGTAAATTTAGCACAATTATTGATAAGAGGTTCAAGTGGTGAAAGATTTACCAAAAGCGGTAAAAGTACAGGTATTTTACCTGCCCAACCTGACCACTTATTAAAAGTAGCAAAAGAAAAAGGTAACCAAATAACATCGGTTGCCGAAAGAGGAATGGACAAACTCTTTGATAAAATATTTAGAAAACAAGGATTTAAGTAAAATATGTTTGCAGTAATAGGACAAAAAATAGCAACACAGTTACAAGCTACAGCAGCATTTGTAAGTGCTAATGGAGCAAATAATGTTTTTCCAGTTCGCATACCGCAAACTCAAACTTATCCTTGTACAATATATGAAATAACTAACGTAAGTAATTTTATGTCTAAAGGCAGTTCGCTAGATTCGTGTAATGTAGATATAACTATATCAACTTTTTCAGAATCGTATGCAACTACTTATAATCAAGCAAAGGCTTGTGTTGAATCTTTAGACCTATTTTCAGTAACTTATACCGAAGATAGTCAATCTTACACAGCAAAATTTAACTTCGAGTCGCTTAGTGACGAATACCACAACTCGGCTGAAGTTTTTTATAAGAATATCAATTTCAACTGTTTAATAATTAAAAATTAAAATAAAATGGCAATAGTAAATGCAACCGATGTTATAATAAAATTAATTGATGGTGCAGGTAATACACCAACAGCAAATCTTTTATTTGCTACAAGCGCAAGTTTAAGTATATCTATGGATTTAAGAGATTCAACAACAAAAGCAAGTAATGGATTTCAAGATAATTTAGCAGGACTTAAATCTTGGGAAGTATCAGGAGATGGATTTGTAGATTTAACAAGTACAGCAAATTCTACAAAAGGTTTAATTGACCAAATGTTAAGTTCAACTCCTGAAGTAGAAGTTAGGTTTGGTACTACTGCTTCAGGAGAATTTTATACTGGCTCTGCTTTTATAACATCAATTTCTATTGATGCAGGTGTAGAAGAAAACGCAACATATTCTGTATCTTTACAAGGAAATGGATCACTTGCATAGTATTAACTTTTAAATTTATAAATTATGGCAATTAAAAACGCATCGGATTTATTAGTTTATAGAAGATATTCAACAGCAGTAAAACAAAAGACTAGAATTTTTATAAAATCATCTAGTCCTACAAATGCTACAGGAACAATTAACATTTTAAATTCAGCAACTGAAAATGGAGTTAATGTTGCATCAATTGAAACTGCTGCTGCTACTACAGGAGATCAATTTCTTGAGAAAATTAGAGCAAAGTTAATTTTAGACTCTAAATATAATGCTCCTACTTCAAGTACAACAGATGGCGATTATGTTTTTAGAGATTTTGAAAATGAATTTGCAGGTGAATTGACTAATGATATTACTTTAGGTAATGGTACAGCAACTATAGATTCTGATGCGGTAATTATTTCTGTAATAAGAGAAGGTGAAACTGCCACAAAAGACCCTATAGCACATAGTACATCAGCAAGTTTTTCTGTTAGTCAAGATTACAGAGATATTACTACAAAAGATTCAGGTGGATTTCAACAAAATGCTACAGGTTTAAGGTCTTTTGAAATTACTACGGAAGCTTTACAAGATTATAATTCTGATTTAGATTTTAGAGATTTTTTTAATTCTGTAGGCTCAAGAGAATCTGTTACTGTAAGATTTGCTGAAAGAGATACTGGTGGTAGTAGTGATAAATATTATGAAGGAACTGCTTTTATTACAAGTTTGTCTATGAATGCAGGAGTCGAAGATAACGCAACTTACTCTGTAACATTTACAGGTACAGCAACAATTACATCGGGTACAGATTAATAATAACTAATAAATAAAAAATGAAAAAGGTAGAGATTGGCGGTAAACTTCGCCCAGTAAGGTTTTCGTATTTATGTTTAAAAGACATTTGCGAAAAAACTAAAATTAAGTTGTCTGATATGAGTGAATTAGGAAGTGAAATAGATCACGTTGGTATAATGACTTACTATGGTCTTAAACACGGAGCAAAAAAAGAGGGATTAACCTTTAAACACTCAATAAAAGAGATTGAAACTTGGTTAGATAACGAAGATTTTGGTAAGTTAAATGAAATCTTTGAAGCCTTCCAAATGGACCAACCCCAAAGTGAGGGAAAGTAAACGAGGGAGAGGAAATAGATAATGAACAAAGTGAAATTAATTGGGACACGATTGAGAAAACTGGATTAGGAATGTTGGGGTTATCGTATGACGAACTATACGATTTAACCCCTCGTTCATTTTCTAACAAACTCTTAGGATTTAACAATTACCAAACTCAACTTTTAGAAAATAGTTGGGAGCAAACAAGGCTTATAATTCACTCGACTTTATCGCCACATTCAAAGAAAAGATTAAAACCCAAAGAAATATTACCTTTCCCTTGGGATGACAAGAATAAGCCTAAAAAAGAACTTGCTTCTAAAGAACACATACAAAAAGTTATAGAGAAGTATAATAAGAATAAGATTAAAAAATTGAACTAATGGGTGGAGCAAAAACGCTATCGATAATTGTAGCAGCCAATATAAAGGGGTTAGAAACTGCTATGAAAAAGGCTAACAAGAGTGTTAGCAATTTTGGTTCTACTGCTGCTAGAGTTGGTTCTATGCTAACTTTTGGTGTTACAGCCCCTTTAGTAGCTATGGGTAAAGCTGCTACAGATACTTTTGTTGAGTTTGAAAATTCAATGGCAAAAGTTCAAGCAGTAACTCAATCTACTAAAACAGATTTTGCTCTTTTAAATAGTGAAGCAAAACGATTAGGTGGTTCTACTCAATTTACAGCACAACAATTTGCTGAACTTCAATTAGTATTAGGTCGTAAAGGTTTTAAAACTGATGCTATTACAAATATGACTGAATCTGTAGCTAAATTAGCTTTAGCAACAGGGTCTGATTTAAGTTTAGCTGCTGAAACAGTATCTTCTAGTATAAACGCTTTTAACTTACAAGCATCTGACGCATCTCACGTTGCAAATACTTTAGCAATGGCTGCATCTAATTCATCACTACAACTAAGCACATTTTCTACGGCTTTTGCTAATGCAGGGGCTAGTGCAAGTGCAGCAGGTGTAGATATAGAAGAATTATCTGCTATGATGGGTGTTTTATTAGATAATGGTATAAAAGCAAGTAAAGTAGGTACAGGTCTTAATGGTATATTTATAAAATTAAAAGAAAGAGGTATATCTCTTACAGATAGTTTAGATAGATTATCTGAAGGAGAATTAACATTGGAAAGAGCAACTGCCTTAGTTGGAAAACAATTTGGTAAACAATTTTTAATATTAGCAAAAAACAGAGATAAGGTAAAAGAATTAACTCACGAATACGAAACAAATACTGATGCACTTGATAAAATGGCAGAGATTATGGGTGGCACTACCTTTGCTAAAATTAAAAAAATGCAATCAGCTATGGAGTTGGCTAGATTAGAGTTTGGTGAAGTTATAGCAAAAATGTTAATGCCAATGATAGAATTACTTACAGACTTAGCTAACAAGTTTAGTAGTTTAAGTGATAGGACTAAAATAATAGTTGGAATTATAGGTAGTTTAGCTGCTTTAGCAGGACCAGTATTATTATTTCTTGGTGGACTTTCTATGTTACTACCTGTTATTGCTACAGGTTTTACTGCACTTAGTGGGGCTTTAGTTGGAGTTATAACTTTTTTGGGAGAAGTTATTGTGATTGGTGGAATAATTGCAGGAGTTTTAATGTCTATAGGTGTTCTTATACAAATAGTTGTAGATAATTGGAGTGCTTTAACTGAAAGATTTACAAGTGTAAGTTTTTGGGAATTAGCTTTTAGAAAAATAAGAAAAATATTTATTGATTTTAATCCTTTCAATTTATTAATAGATGCTTTTAATTTACTTTCTTCTAAACTTGGTGGTCCTACTATAAATAAAATCACCGATCCTTATAATGATTTAATGATTGATTTATTAGAAAAAAATCAAAAGTTTGAGAAATCATTTACTCCTGTAGGCGATTCTATGAAAACTGCTTTTGGTAAAGCAACAAAAATAATAAAGGGTGCTAAAGATGCGTTAAGTGATTTCTTTTCTTTTGATTTGGGTGGAGGTAAAAAATCAGGTAAAAATAAAGATAATACTAAAACAAGAACACTAGAAGAAGCTTATGATGCTATATTTGGAGAAGGTGCTTATAAGGCTTTACAAGAAGATGAAAAGTTAAAGGCTGAAGCAAAATTAAGGCAACAAAGATTTTTTAACGCTATAAATACATTTGCTCAAAATTCTGCAATTACATTTGCACAAAGTTTTGCTGATATAATTACAAGTGGACAAGGTTTACTTAAAGGTTTAGGGGATGTATTTACGCAAATTTTAAAACAACTTGCTGCTATGGTAATTAAAGCGGCTGTATTAGCCGCAATATTTGCTATGTTCCCTGGAATGCAAGGTATGGGGGCAGAAGGAGCAAAAAGTTTTACTAATATTTTTCAAGGAATGTTAGGTGGTAAATTTGCCAACGGAGGTAGACCACCTTTAAATAAAATGAGTTTAGTAGGGGAGAATGGACCAGAATTATTCAACCCTGGTAGTCAATCAGGAACAATTATACCTAACCACGCTTTAGGTGGCGGATCGGTTATACCTGATGTAAGAATATCGGGTAATGATTTATTGATTGTATTTAATAAAGCACAAAGAAGAAAAAATCTTAGATAATTGTTATGGCATTTGGAAAAGTAAGACACTCACAGATATTAAGTGAAGCAGGTAACACTTGGGATGTAGAAATATATAAAGAAGGTTTTTCAGGGACTTCCGTTGAGTTTAATATGCAAGGCGAAGGCTTTACTATTACTTGGAATGGTCAAGGAGATACTTTAGACACTCAATTCTTAGGCTCTGAATTAACTCTTAATTATTATGTAGAGAACTCTACTGATGAAGATTTTATATATGACGAGGTTTTACCTTTAGGAGATGAAAAATTTTACATAAGAATATTTAAAACAGAATCGGGTAGCACTAAAAAGATTTGGTGGTTTGGTTGGCTTACACCTTCTTTTGACACTATAGAAAATTTACCTTTTCCTTATGTTGTTCAACTAAATGCTACAGATTCTTATGGGACATTTAAAGCAAGAGATAAAGATTCTTTTTACGATTACGATGATAAAGTTTCTTATAAAAAAATAACAGAAATTATTGGGGCTGAATCTCCCCCTACAGGAGCAAGTGCAACGGATTTTAGGGGTTTTATGGGAAGAATGAATTTATTGCCTGATAGTGTAAATAATGACACTCCTTGTCCTTTTTATATAAATGGTGCTAGTGGTGATAAAACTAATATTATAACTAATCAAATACATTGGTATAGAAGAAATGCTGACGATTCTATTCAAGATTATAATATTACATATTTACCCAATAATGGTTCTAACACAATTTTGCGTGACCCATTTTTTAACTATTATTTCTCTAAATCAGCTTTTGCTCAAGAAGATGCTTTTGATGAAAATGATGAGTTAATAATTCCTTATGGTACTGCTTTAGAATATAAAGAATCAGATGTATTTGACACAGTATTAAAAGTTTTTGGTGCTGTAGGTTTTTTATCTGAAGGTTCTTATATTTTTAGACAACCTTTTAATTATAAAGCAAACACAGATGGTACTGTAGACCAACAAACTTATCAATCATTAAGTAATTTTAGTACAGCAATTTCAAGTAGACCTAGTGCAAGTACATCAAACGATTTATTAACTATAGATCAATCTACTCACGTTGTTTTAGGTGGTTCTAGTTTAAACTACGAATCTTCATATAAAAATGTAAGTATTGATTTTAATGAAGGTTTTAGTATTGCTACTGTAGAACAAGGCACTTTATTAGATACTCGAATTGGTATAGGTACATTAACATCACAAGATTTAGGTCAAATTAATTTAAGTTTTTGGGCTGAAGCAATTGAAGTTGTTAATGAACCTTTTAGTGCATCACAAACAACTAATACACCTAGATACAGTGAAAGTACTCTTAATAGGATTAGAAAAAGAAGTGTTCGTACACATTCTAGACTAAAAATAAGTTTATTAAAATCTGATGGCACTAGATTATATTTACAAGAAAACGCAGGAAGTAATACACTTACTTGGATTGGAAGTGAAACTGTTTTAAATATATATAGAGGATTAAGTGTGTTTAGTAGTACTTATTCAAACAGCCCATTAAATGATACAAGTTTAATGGCTGATAGTTTAAATTATACTAATATAAGTACAGTTGCAACAAACGACCCAGTTGCATCAGGAACACCAGGAACAAGGACTACTAGAACTCAGATAAAATTTAATTGTATAGTAGAAAGACCAACTGTTACAGGTGTTGTTGAAATAGAAATGGATTCTAGAAATGCTACTACTGGATATTTTACTGGAATATATCAACAATATAAGACTGGAGATTATACTCCATTTTCTACACCACCTACATTTGTTTCTACTGAAACACAAGCAATTAGTATAGGATTTAGTTATGATGATGTAGAACAAGGAGAGGCAATTACTTCAACTGTAACTTATACAGCTAATCAAACTGACACACCATCTAATAAATTAAATAACTTAGGGACAAGTGTTTTAGGACAAACACCAATAAGTCCTTTATTATCTGTTGCTTTTAGAGAAGCTACAGAATCAAGTTCAGGAGGATCAGCATCTACTTACCCTTTAATGAACGAAACTGATAAATTTAACATTAAACCTTGTATTACAGGTTTTGTTAGAGATAATCCAGGAAGTCCTAGTCCATTAAATTTATTAAAACAATTAACTCAAGAAAGATTAAACTTACAATTTAAACCACTTGAAGTATTACAAGCAGATATATTTAGCCCAACAATATCACCTTCTAAATTAGTTAAGTACAGAATAAATGGTGACTCAGGTAGTTATAAATATTACGCTTTTAAAGGTGGTACTTTTAAAGCACAAAGTGACACTATGAGTGGAGAGTGGTTTAAAGTTCAAGAAGTTACTCCTACAATAACTACTACAGTAGGTGGTGGTTTTGTAGATTCTTCAGTTATAATTCAAGAAAACCTTGCTCTTTTAAATGAAAAAATATCTGAACAATCTAATACTTTACAAGAATCTATTAGTGCTAGTTCATTTACTACAACTACAGCAGCTATATCGACTAAAACAACTCATACTACTATTACTGTAGTTGCTACAACAGAAACTTTACAAAGTGGACAAAGTATTCGTTTGAGTAGACCTGATGGAACAGACTCAATCACAATGTCTTTAAACACCTCAGCACCTGCTACAGGGACTACATTAACAGTACCTAGTTTTACACCTGATGTGACTTATCCTATTGGTAGTTTAGTAAGGTTAAATGATGTAGTTGTCCCTACAATAGAACAAGTAAGTCAAAATAGAATGGGAAGTAAAGGGACTCCAGGAGAAACAGGTGGTACTGGTCCAAATGACTCAGGTGCTGTACATACTATTTCAGATGGTGCAGGTTATATCCACTCGCAAGATATAGGTGATTTAAATGGAACTTTATACAATAGTCTTAATATGAGGTTTTATAGTGGTATGGGTGAAGGAACTGATTTTGATAGTTCAGGCGAATCTATACCAAATGATTCTAATAATAGAATTACGGGTCTTGTAACTACTCAATCAGGAGAATTAAAGAATCAAGGTTCGGGTAATATTACTTCGGGTGCGGTTTCTTTATTTTCAGGAGATTTATTACAAAATGGTTCAGGAGATGCTACTTCAGGAAATATTATTATAAGAGGTGGGTCTGCTGCAACTGAAAGCGGGGATTCACAAAGTGGAAGTGTAACTATTCAACCTGGAGTATCTAGTTCCACAAGTGGTACAGCAACTAAAGGAACTGTTGAAATTGGTTTAGCTACTTACATCACAAATATATTAGGTGATTTAAATGTAGCAGGAACTTTAGTTGATGGTGCTACAGAAATTAAAATTCTTCCTAGTGATTTTATACCTGATGATGGGGGTAGACCAATAATGATAGACGATAGTACTACAGGTAGAAGATTTTTAGAATCATTTTCAACAAATAAAATGTACGCATCAATTAAGATACCAACTGGAAAAAAAGCAACTTTAGTTGATGTGTATGGAAGTGATACAAGTGCAATTATAGTTTTTGAAGCAAATATTAATAGCGACATTATGACAACTAAAGGTTTGGGTAATGTTGGTACTCAAATTGATATTGTAGATATAAATGCAACAACAACAAATTATATTTTATTAGAATTAGTACAGACATCATCTGAAAAAATTTATGGTGGTAAAGTTACAATAGCAAATATTTAATATGGCATTAGCAAGTAAAGAATCAGGACGAATACACAATAAAACTGGTAGTGATTTAAGTGAAATGCGAGATAGTTACACTAACTCTAAGCACGTTGATTTAACTCAATACCCACCCGAAGCGGCTTTATTACATCAACTACAATTAATGCAAAACGATATAGACGAATTGCGTAGATATATACAAAGTAACGAGATAGCTACTGAAATTGATGCAAGTAATTTACCTACTTCAGCACCAAGAACTTCAGGGTTATTATGGAATAATAGAGGAACTGTAAAGGTTTCATAAAAGGGGGGTGCGATAGTCTTTTCTTATCGCTACCTTTTCGATTATCGTGCCTACCCTTTGTTTAAAAATGTAACATTAAAAATTATTATGGATAAAGACACTATCGAAATAATATTAGCTAACGCAGGTGCATTATCACTTTCTTTAACAGATATACACGAAGGTTTACAAGTTTTATCTTTAGGGGCTGCTTTTATTTTTACTGTAATTAAGATAATTAAGGAGGTAAAAAAATGGCGGTAAAAAAAGAAGAAAAAGAAATACAAGACCAAACTTTTAAAATAAGTATAAAAACTTTTTTTGCAGTAGGAGCAAGTTTAGTCCTTCTTGTAGGAGAGTACATTGTCCTTCAATCGGATATAGAAGAAGCAAAAAGATTGCCTGAAATTACAGAACCTACAATAACTCGAATTGAACTTGATTTAAAAAATCAAATACTACTAGAAAAATTTGAAGAGATTGAAAAAGATATTGAAAAAATTAATCAAGATATAAAAGAAGTTAAAAGAAAAATATATAATTTATAATAATGAGGTTAAGTAAAAACTTTGTATTATCAGAAGTTACTCGAAGTAATACAGCAAAAAGATTAAGTATAGATAATGAGCCTAGAAAAGAACATTTGGAAAATTTGCAAAGGCTTATATCTAATCTTATACAGCCTATGCGTGACCAGTTGGGTGCTATTCGGATCACTAGCGGTTATCGTTCCCCGACACTTAATCGTGCTATTGGTGGTAGTTCTAAATCGCAACATTGTAAAGGCGAAGCACTTGACCTGCAATTTTGGAAAGATGGTCAAATGTGTAATAAAGAAATATTTGATTGGATTATAGAAAGTGGTTTAGATTTTGACCAAATGATTAATGAATATGATTATTCTTGGATTCACTTATCTTTAAGGAAAAAAGAAAATAGAAAAAGTGTGCTTATAGCTTACAAAGACGATGAAGGCGATACAGCATATAAATACGCACCTGATATAATAATATTATAATGATAAAAAACATTATTAAATCTTTAGTAGGTCAAGCATCTACTATTATAGACGAAGTAGTTACGACTGATGAAGAACGAGAACAACTTAAACAACAATTCAAGAAGGTTGTACAAGACCACGAAAAGGAAATGTTTGCCCTTGAGGTTCAAGATAGAAAGAGTGCAAGAACGATGTTTAGCGATGACAGCGTCATTCAAAAAGTTCTAGCCATCATATTTACTGGTGCTTATTTTTTCTTATCTTATACGATGTTTAAATACTTTGTAATGAACACACTTGAACTATCTGATTACGAAATTGGTTTTATATCAACTGTATTCGGTGCTATGTCAAGTAAAGTAAACACTATAATTGATTTCTTCTTTGGAGGGTCATCTAAAGGAAAATAATTTATTTAGTGCCTTACTTACCTAAACCTAGAGATAAAAGAACTAAAAAGGAAAAGAATAAGTCTTGGGGTGGAGATACTTCTTTTTACCGCACAACTCCTTGGAGAAAGTTGCGACAAATTGTTCTTAATAAAAACCCTCTTTGTGTTCATTGTTTAAAAGAAGATATAGTAACCCAAGCTGATGTAGTCGATCACATAGTTCCTATTAAAATGGGAGGTGCTAAATTAGACGAAAGAAATCTTCAAGGTCTTTGTCACAAGCACCACAATAAAAAGACACACGATGAGAACAACCCGAAACAGATATAGAAGTAAATATGAGCAAGATGTTTGTGGTAGGCTTGATAAGGCTAAAGTACCATTTCACTATGAAACAATTAATCTTCATTATGAGATTACCGAACAACGAAAATATATACCTGATGTTATATTACCAAACGGAATCATTATTGAATTAAAAGGAAGGTTTACTGCAAAAGACAGGAAAAAAATGTTACTTGTAATAGAGCAACATCCTGACTTAGATATAAGAATGGTGTTTATGAGATACAAAAATAAATTAAACAAGCACAGTAGAACTACTTATGCTGATTGGTGCGATAAACACAAAATTAAGTGGGCTGACAAGTACATCCCCGACACTTGGATTCAGGAGTAGACTCTTTTCCTTCCTCTATACGAATTAACTTTTCTAAATAGACTGCTAAGTCCATAGCCTCTTCTTGTGCGTGTCTAAGCCACTCTAAATTAGTTAAATCTTTTCTATCCATACCTTGTGGATGACCATACTTCTTTTTACCTACTTCGGCTCTATCAAGTATTCTAAGGCAAACTTTCTTTTCTACACTACTCATAGTTTACGTCTATATGGTTCGTTTTCTCCAAACATTAATTCCCAAACATCTTTAACCACAAAACCTTGGCTTTCTCTTTCTTTTACTATTTTCATTTTTTTAGACCTTAAATCTTTATAGTACAAATTATGACTTCCACCAAACTTGTCAATTATTACATTGCCAGTGTGTTTTTTCTTTTCGTGTAGAAATATATTTTTATTTTTCATCATAGTTTCGCTAAAGTACAAAAAAAAAGGACATCTCGTGAAAGACATCCTTTTTATTAACTAACCAAAAAAATCATTATGTCACAATGAACAAAAAGAATTTGGTCAAATATAAAACAATTTTCCGACATTATAAGGTATAAATGTAATATATTTATAAATATACTTTTTTCTGTTAAATTCTGTAGACTCAGGCATCGTTCTCCAAACCCACTTATTTACCCTTAACTTATTTAAATTAAACACAAGTGCTGTATCGCACTTAAAAAAATTAAAGTACAACCCTTGTGCCGACTTTTCATTTTTTGTTCTTCTTAATATCCTTTCGTACTTGTGCATCTCTAAAATTAATCCACCTGGATATTTATCTTTTGCTTCTTGTAAAGTAAAATTTCTTTGTTTCATCTCGCAATAGTATTTCTTATCGTCAGACTCGTAAGTAAAATCCCAATTAGACAAATTATTATTAGTCGGTTCGTACTTCACATCATACTTTGTACCAAATCTATCGAGTAAATCTAACTCTTTTGCGTTCACTTTACATTTTAATTAATTAAAAGTAAGGGGGAAAAGCCTACTGACGATCAAATCATTTAACCCCTCCCCCTTCACAAGAACTCTTAGAATAGAACATCAAATTTAAATCTGAAATTAAAAATATAATTCTATTCTAAAAAAATTATGCAGCGTTCAAGTAGCTTGCTCACTTTTATCGTATATCTTTCTTAATATTTCTACCATTACATTAACTGTAATAGAGTTTCCTGCTTGTTTACAAAGTTGTGTATCTGAATTTACTTTCTCAACCTTATAAAACTCTTCATCAGTAAACCCTTGTAATCTCCAACATTCTAAAGGTGTTAATCTTCTGATTTTATTTTTATAATTATGTATAGGTATATGACCACCACCATCTCCCATAGCTGTAGTTAGTGTTGGAGATATATCAAACATTCTAGCAGCATTTTTTTGTGTACCACCAATAATCTCAATAGCTTGAGTATTTTTTGTGTCTAAACAATAAGTAGTGCCATCCTCTTTACTTAAATGCCCTGTGCCACCCTTACCTGTTTTACTTGATCGGGGAAAAAGTGAATGTACAATAATACTATTATCCGTTGGACAAAGAGCAGCATTTGCCCTAAGACAATTAGCAATATCATCTCCATTTTTAGGTTGCCACTGAAACCCTGTTCCTTTTTCTTTATGTCTTTCTTTATGTTTAGAAAAACTTTTAATCATCTTATCACTTAAATAATATTTCTTAGGAACTATAATATATTCACCATCAGTTAATAATTTATAATAAGATGCTATTAAACAATTAGCAACATTTTTTTTATCAGTATCTGTAAAACCTATGCTTCTTTTGTTTTTTTCTAAAGTTTTAATTCTTTGATTTGATAAATAAAATTTACTATTTGGATTATCTTGTAATATATCTTTTAACCTTAATTCTAATGGAATCTTTTTAGGGAATCTAAACTCTTTCCAATCTTTAAATCCAACAATGAATATTCTTTCTCTATTTTGTGGTATGCCATAATCTTTAGTATTAAGCACTTTAGTATAAATATGATAACCTAAACCATCTTCTATATTATCAAGCCTTATTTGACCATTTAAAGTACCACCACAATTAGTAAGAACATCCGTAATAGTTTGATATGTTCTACCACTATCGTGTGATAATAACCCTTTAACATTTTCAAGAATAAAACACTTTGGTTGATTTACTTTTATAAACTCTGCTACATTAAAAAATAAAGTACCTCTAACATCATCAAAACCTCCTCGCTTACCTGCCATTGAAAAAGATTGACAAGGGAATCCCGCTACATATAAATCTAATTGAGGTACTTCTTTATAATCTCTAGTAGTTATGTCATCATAAAATTTATTAGGATTATTTAATTGTAAAAAACTTTTCTTTGCAAACTTATCAATATCACAAGCAAATATATTTTCGTGAGGTAATCCTAATCTTTTTAAGGCGGCTTCTGGAGAACCAATACCACTAAAATCTGTTCCTATTTTAAACATATCTAAAATATTGCGTTAGTTGGTGTCTTCTTTACAGTTTCTTGTATCGGGTCTATTAAAGTTCCATTTTCATTAAGATAACCAAATCTACGCTTCTTATACGAATAAAACAAACAAACTGGATCGGGTTGAGGAGTAGGTACTCCTACTAACTTTTGAAACTTTACTTTTTGAACGTGAATCTCAGTAACATTCCACTTATCACTTTGTGGATTACGATGAAACACAATAAAATTATCCGCCCTATTTCCAAACATAGCACCATACTCTACATCACTCATATTCGGAGCAGGTCGACTACCATCGTCATTTCTTAACCTATTTGCCGCAGTACCTGGATGCACAACTAAATAAAATAAAACATTGTGCTTCTTTATAAATCTTCTAATGTTACTTAAAGCGTCATAGTAGTAATCGTATTTATTTTTATTAGATGTAGCCTTCAAATCATTTAAAGGGTCTATTGATATTCCATCATATTTATTGTCTTTTAAACACGCACTACACACTTCTAAAACATTTTCTACAGTAGGGGTTTCATTAAACACAAGTACAGTAAAATGTTCGTAAGCCCAAAAAATCGCTTCTAAAAACTCAGAAGTATTTATCCTATCGCTATAATCTTTATCGGCTGTCTTACCACAATACATCTCAGCAATATCTATCATTAAATCACCCACAGGTTCATTCTCAGGACAATACATTAACCACTTCCAATTATATAATTTGGAAGCCATCATCATAAGAAAAAGTTGTGTAGTAGTTTTACCGATATTAGCAAAACCAGTCATTATAGTAAGTTCTCCTTTTCTAAAAGTATAGTGTGGGTCTAACTTTTTTATTCCTGTCGTTAAACCTTTTGTGTAGCCATTTTGATATTTATCAATACAATATGAAACTACATCTTGTTCGGGTATTATTTTACACTCAATAGCCACCTTACCTCATACTTTTTATTTGGTCATCAAAGTAGCTAGAATCTATTTCACCCTTTTTATTCCTAGAAATCCACCCTGAAGCAGCCATTTTCCAATTCTTCATTTGATTTTTACCTACCTTCCAACCTTGGGACTCGTAGTAATAAAAAAATCGTTCAGCTTCACGCTTATTGCTACCTTTATCTTTGAAATAGGCTATTGCTTCAGCGATGGAACTAGGATGTGCTAAAGCCCCCCGACTCTCCGCACCAATATTATCCAAGTTCTCAAAAAGTTCTTTTTGATACTCTATATCGTTTTCGATTAAAACCTTTAATATAGATTTGTGAACTCTATTATTTGGGTTTAACTTTGGTCCATATTGAAATTCTATAAACCCAGTAAGATACCACCTACCATTAGCTAAAACCATTATTCTATTCTTGTCACGATTAACTACTTCTAAGAAATCTTTTATGTTGATTTTACTACCAACTAACAACTCAAACACTCTTTTGTTTGGTTTAAAAACTCCTGCGTGATCAGAATTGTCGCAAATATAAATCCAAAATAGTTTATTTGCAAGTGAAAGGTCTAAAAACCAATCCTCGTTCCATTTCATTGTACTCGTAAATCTTTTTGCCATTTTTAAATTATTATTATATTTTTTTGGTTAAGAATAAAAAAAGGCTGATAGGTTTTATTTTGAAATTTTACAAAGAGTAGCTATCATTATTTTGGTTTAACTCTCAATCACCAATGCCTTTTTATTTTTATTATTTAGAATGGTAAATCATCGCTTGTACTACTCCACTCTTTTTCTTCTTCTTTTTGCTGAGTAGAACTTGCAGGTTGTTCTTGTAGTTTAAATATCTTCCAAGCACTTAAATCTGTGTACCACCTTTCGTTGTACTCTCTTGATTCTATATTAAAAGATACATCAACATTTTGACCTACCTTATTGTACTCCATAAACTTATCTACCTTTTCACCGCCAAATACAGTAAAATAGACACTTTTAGAATACTCTCCAGGAGTTTCTATAGAAAAACCTAACTTTTTCCACTCGTTACCTTTTTTAGAAGTTCCCGTTTGGATTTCTGAGATAGTCTTTATCTCACCACTTACTTTTAAATCATTAATCATAATTGTTAAAAAATTAATTGTTTATATATCCTGTTCGTAGTACAGGTCAACTACCTTTAAAATAAAGTCCTTTAATTTGTCGTTATCTAACATCTCCATAACACACAACTCTACTAAATTACTATCTTCTTCTCTGTAATTAAGATGCACTCTAGTTTGTGCCTTATCGCCATCAATATCTTCTATAGATACTACAAAACTTTCATCTGTATCTTCCACTATAGTTTCGTGACAAACATCTATTCTATTAATGTTCATATATTGCTTTTATTTTATCTACTTTTTCTTTCAAAGTTAAACCTGAAACAACAATATTTCTTAATAAATTTTCTTTTGAATAATTCTTTATATGTGAATCATCACCAAGCATAATTTTTTTCATTTCTCTAAACCTGTAATCATAAATACATAAATTATCAAATGTTTTTTTTGAGTGTAAAATTGTAGCGTGATCAGAATCTGTCAAAGCACCTACTTCACATAAACTTAAATCTTGCGTCATCATTAAAAAATACCTTAATGAATGTCTTGCGTTAATTATAATTCGTAATCTTGACTTACTTAAAACTTGTTTAGGTGTTACACCCCAATATGAACAAACTACAGGTAAGCACTCACTTAATCTCATCTTTGCGTGTACACTAACTTTGTTTGCTTTCATAATTCGTCAAATATAATATTTTTATTATTTTTTGGTTCTTTATATATTTCTAATAACCTAACGTACTCATCTCTACCTTGGTCTATAAAATTTTCTGAACACCTGAATATACCTACTTGATAAGGTGCTTGTGTTTCTATAACAACAAACATAAATTCTTTTGCACCAAAACCATCTAAATAAAATGCACCTTGTCTGTGGTAATTGTACCTGTAAGCACTTTTAGCAAACTCTGTAACTGGCTTAGAAGTAGTTTTAATATCTACTAACATATCACCACCATCAACAACTATATCCGCCTTTCCTTTACACTTTACCATTGTGTTAAAATCAAGCCAACACTTAGCAACTTCTTTTTTAGAATTATCTAAAATATCTTTTACCTCTTTAACATTCATTAACTTATCTCTTAGATTTAAACCTAATTGATATTGTTCCATAGTTAAAAGTATCTTACCCCTTTGTAAACAAACTTCATCAATCTTTTGCTTCCAAGCACGATTTAATTTGCTAGACATCGTCTTAGTAGGTTCAGGTCTATCTTCACTATTAAATACAGTAAACTTATTTTGATATTCTTTAGGTTCTAATATAAGAGTGTGTACTAAGTTACCAAACCTTAAAGCAGGAGAGTCTATCTTTTCACCCTTTTTCATCATCTCATAGTACTCCCATCCTTTCTTAATGTAGCCTAATTGTGAGTTGGTGATGTATTCCCAGTCACCATAATATTCTTGGTCAGTTTTAAATTGTTTCATTATTTATAATTTTCTTTGTCTTGTTTAATTATTTGATAGGTTACATATAAACCTACAATGCAAATAACACTTAATACTTGTATCATCTTTTTAGTTTATCAATTAAATCATCAATCTTTCTGTTGTTTTCAAAAATACTTGCAAAAAAACTGCCTACAATGTGAGTAAAAAACATCACCCAAATATACCAAGGGGCGGTAGCTTTAACTAAAATCCAAGCAACTACAAATAGTAACATCATTTCTTTAATGATTTAAACAACCTGGCTTGTTGCGATTTAGTCATAACATATTTACTCATAGCCATCTCAACTTGTTCACCCTTACCTTCCTTAATGGCAAACTCCATTTGTGACATAACCTCTTCAGTCATCTTTTGTTCCATCGGCTTTCTATCTCTTATCCGTAACGCATCAACTACTTCACCAAATGCCTTTACACCTTTCTCTACAAATAAAGTTATCTTTACACCTTTCCAATCCTCTATCAAACCACTTCCTGCAACTTTCTCTATTGCCTTTGCGTTAGTTCGATTAAGTATCATAGGCTTGTCAAACTCTTTGTAATACACCACAAAGCAATCTTCTTTTCTGCCTTGTTGTCCTGTAACTTTGTCTTGTGCTAACTTGTCTATAGTTACCACTACTTCTTTTTTACCATCAAGGGAATACGATCCTAGGTAGTCATAGTTAAATTGTTTTTTCCAATGTCCGTTCATAATAAATTTTAATTTTGTTTGTTGTTGTTAATAAATGTAATAAGAGGGGGTGGTATGTTTTCCTAAATCTAGGAAAGTCAAAAATGAAGATTTCATTTTAGTGCTTAGTTTCTACCACTTGCTTATACATAGAATTTGATATGCAATCTATCATTTCTATAAAGTTTGTAGTGCAAGAGTTTTTCTTTTGACTAAAACCATTTTTAAAGAATATAATGTAATTTATTTCGGGTTTATGATTCTTGTAACCCTTTTGTGGAAAAGATTTAAAGTAAACGCTAACGTGCTTACATTGTCTTTCAAAATTTAAATTCCAAGCCAATTCTATCATCGGCTCTAATCGCTTTGTTAATTCTGCTTCTAAAATATTCATCGTACCTTTTTAATTTTAGTTAATTAATGTTGACAAATGTAAATAAGTTTTTTAAATATTCAAAACTTCGCCCAAATATTTGCCCCACATTTAAATAAATTACATTAGAATAGATTGATTTTAGACGGGTTTAGATAGCCCAGGCGATAGGGTAGGGGAGAGGTAACTCGTTGAGGGTCAAAAAATTAACTTTTGTTTTTTTATCGTTGTTAATTGTTGTTAATTAAAATATAAATTGTATTATTGCTTTATTATTAACTAAAAACCCAAAAAAATGAAATTAACAAAACACATTAAACAACTGGCGGAATGGTTGACAAAAGAAGATTTAAAAGAACATTTAAATTTTTATTCTCAACACATTGCACACGCTTACGAAAAAGAAAACACCGAAGAAAGAAAACAACAATTTATTAATAGTACTTATAAAGAAAGATTAACACAATTAAACGACATTAAAAAGGCTTTATATAATGGCTCTTTTTATATGCGTGTTGAGTCAGTAAGTAAAAGCGGAATGAGTCGAAAAATTAAATTTGCTTATGTAAAGAGCAATAAAATCATAAGTATTAGAGATAAAAAGATTTTACATTTATCGGGATGCGATAAAAACGGCAAAATTTCGGGCTGTGGAATGGATATGCTTTTTCACTCTCAATACACTCTTTTTATAAATTTACATAAGAACTATAAAAAAGCAAATTACCAAAAGAATCTAAAACAATATTTAAACTATTAATTAACCTAAA